GACGTTTTGCAAGTGCCTAAAAAGCGTTGCTTTTTAAGTACTTATTAGACGCCCGGCGTACCGAACACGCCACGGGGGTCCGTCCACCCGAACGCATAACGCTCTGTTGCCTTATAGCGCATGCTGTCGGTTTCGAAGTCGCCTTCCATGGACTTTTCCAGACCACGGCGGGTTGCGAGCTTCAGACCTTCCGGCGCATCAGTCTGCACCCACCATGCGGTGGCCGAGGTGATACGCGACAGGTTCGCCTGACCTTCTGCCAGCAAATTCATAGACTTGACTGGGTTGATGTCATTGTCGGCGGTACCAGCACGCAGCACGCTCTTCAGCAGAACTTCGGCTTGGAAGACGTTCGAAGGACCGGTGACGATCTTCTTCGGCGTCAAGCGGATACGCTTGCCGTTGTTGTCAACGGCGTTGCGGATTTGGATCAGCAACTGCTCAAGCGAGGTCTGCGACAGGGCCGCAGCGGTGTTGAGCTGGTTGCTGAACGTGGCACCGTTTGCCAGCGGGTGATCCGTGGCAACGAGGGACTTGCCGTCGCCGCCGACATACGAACCGTTGAAAGCGCGGTTCAGGATGTTGGCACCGAGGGTTTCCTTCGTCTCGATCAGCGACTGTGCGAGGTGACGCGCATAGGTCTGACCGATACGGATGTGATCGCCGTCTTCCACGAGGACCTTGGTCAGGGCGAAAGCCAGACCGTAGACCTTGTAGACGTAGCGCTGGATGAAGAGCACACCACCGGACTGATAAGTGACCGGCATGCCGTCTGGCAGTTCCGGCGCAGCGCCGAAGCCGTACAGAACGGGCTCTTCGTGGTAGTTGCGAGGGATGCCCTTGAAGGTCTTGAAGACCTGAGCATACTCGTCCGCCCGCTGGTCGTAGATGCCGTTGAACTCTTCGTTCAGGATCGGTTCGACAATAGAGCGGAAATCAGTTGAACGCATCGGCGTAGCCATGGTTCAAGCCCTCCTTAGATGGCGGCCACATCAGCGACGAACTGGTGTTCGCTGATCTGGACATTGACGGTGAGGAAAGCATCCGTGGCGGTATCTTCGACAGCGTCGCTGAGACCGACAAGACGGACAGAGGCGTTCGCGGCGGCCGACGAAACATCGAGAGCAGCCGACGACAACCCGGTCACGGTGTTACCCACGAGCGTGTTGGCGAAGTTGTACTGCTTGCCGATGTCAGCGGTCGTGACGTTAGCATTCGTCTGCACTTCGTAGACGATGGTCGGGTCAGACGTGACATAGGCGGTGATGGTCGTGGCGGCAGTGGACGCAGTCCACTTGTTGCTCACGCGATAGCGGCCGTCGCTATCGGTGAACTCCACACCCTGAAAGGTGCCGATGAAGGCTTCGCCCGTTGCCGCAGCAACGATAGTGCCTTCAGTCTGGCCACCGCCAGTGGAGGGAGCAATCCGAACCGGCTGGTTCTGGAAGATGTTCACTGCGTACCCAGTCGCGATGGTGTAAGCCACCGGACGGATCGTACCCGAGGGGTGCGATGAAGGACGCAGGCCGAACGGCTGGGCAGTCGTAGTCATAGCCATTTACCTCATGATGAGTGGAAATCCCGCCATCAGTCAAAAATGCCTCTGGCAGGGGCGTAGTTACCGATTTCCTGCATTGCGTCGCTTTCGATCAGCCTGCCACCGGAACGCTCGGCCTGATCGCGCATAAGCTGCGCGGTGTCTTCGAGCTTCTCCTCCTCACGCAACGGTGCGTCGTGGTGAGCCTCCTGCATGTACCTGAGATACAGGGACGTGGGCAGCTTAGCCGCGATCATCTCGTTGACCATTACACAGCCGACATAATCACCCGTCTTCTGGATGATCAGGTCCATGCCCGGCACGTCCTCGGCGCGGATCAATTCATAACCCATGCGCGAGCGTGACTGGATGGTGTCGCCTGTGTTGGCCGTCGTGAGCCAGCAGACATGATAACCCGGAATGTCGGGCAAGTTCGGAAGTCGGTCGTTGTACAGTTGCATTCGGAACATTTCGAGCCGTTCGTCCTCAGTGTACGCGCGGTTCTCTGTCGCCAAGCGATCAGTGTGCCCACGGGTGCGACGGCTATCGCCCAGTTCCTTTTTAAGGCGATCATCCATACGGGGTTCGTTCATTAGCTCTCTCCTTTTCAGCGAGCTGATCGTTCACGGTCGTAGGCTTGATACGCCTTGAGCTGAGCCGCCCGGAGAACCGGATCGTCCCATTTGCCCGCCTCGATCATAGCAGCCTTCCGCTCGGGTGTCACTACCACTTCATTTCGCGTGCGAGTGGGCGTGTGTTCGCGCGTGTTGCCGGTCGGCGGAGCCTTGCGGCGCGGCGTGCGGCCCTGCGCCGGGGCGTCGTCGTCACTGATGCGGGCGGCCACGCGGCGCGTCAGCTCGTGCCAGTACTCCTCGGACGCCGGGTTCCAGCCCTCCGCCGCCAGCGAGTTGTCGATGGCCTTGGTGATGGCGCTGTCCTCGTCGCGGCCCTGCGGGTTGTACCAGCGGTTCGCCTCCATCCACTGCTTGGCGTAGTCCACGACGCGCGGGTCGGCCCGTGGCACGGTCGCCTGCTGCGCCTGCTGCTGCGTCTGCTGGTGCTCGTAGGCCAGTTGCTCCGCGCGCTTCTTGGCGCTGTCGCGGATGTTCTGGGCCTGCAGCATGTCAGCGCCGTTGCCAGCCTCGATGGCGCGAGCCATGATCTGCTCGGCCTGCTGCGCCTCGCTGATCGCCTGCTGGTAGCGCTGCTCGATGGTCATGGCCTGCTGGGCGTAGGTCTTGCCCTCGATGGCCTGCACGCGGCTGACCAAGTCGGCGTTCTGCTGGCGCAGAAGCTCGATCTCGCGCTTGGCGTTGTCGCGGGCGCGCTTCTGCAGCTCGCGGCGCTTGCGGCGATCACGGCCGTGCTTGTTCGTGATCTCGTCCTCGCTGTCGTCCTCGGACATGGCGAGGCGCTCTTCGTCCTCCTCCTCTTCCTCCTCGGCGACGGCCTCTTCTTCCTTTGCGACGGGGAAGTTCTCGTCCTCCGTCTCGATGATGACGAGTTCTTCGTCGTCCTTCTCTTCGAAAATGTCTGCCACGTGATCGGCTCCTTTCAGCCTTATGGATTACACATAGGACTTCATCGCGAGCGGATCGCCCGTGACGCGGCCTATGAGGTCCAGATCGTTGAAGATTACGAAGATGACCTCTTGGTCATCGTCGATACGCACTGTCCACTTGTCGCCGCCGTACTTGGGAACGCGGACGTAGTCCCCCGCCTCGCACCACGAGCCCTCGGGCCATGGCTGCTGCGTGTTGCGGTTCTTGAAGGCGAGATCGCCGACGGCCACGACCTTGGCCACTTGCGTGTTCCAAGTCTCGGTGTCCTTGATGTCGCCCGTCAGGATGATGCCGCCGGCCGTCTTCTGCTTGGCCAGACGTATCTGGCACAGGACGCGGCTGCCGAACGGCGTTACGCCCGGATCAAGGGCCGGGAAGGCCTCTTCGAGGCTGCCATACGCAAATTGCACTTTGTTCAGAACGTAGTCTTGCACGGGTGCTCCTCCGCTCAAGGGGGTTAAAGGTCAAAGGCCTTTCGCTCGCTCTCCGCCACCGTGTCGATCAACGCGGTTTTGGCAAGCTCAAGGCCCGCGTACATGCCGACCACTTTTCCATACTCGAAAAGGTCTCGGCCTTGAGGCTGCTGCAGCGCATCGCGTGCCAACTCGGCCTGCGATTGCTCCAGTCGCTGCAGCAGGGTCTCAATTCTCATGCAGGTGTCTTAGGCATCGACGGCACCTTGGGCATCTCGCCCATGGCCATCCGCTTGTGCTGCTTGACGCCCTCGCCCCTCTGGGCGACTTCGCTGCTCTTGGGTGTGTCCTTAGCCATTGTCGGCCTCCTTACGGTTGCGGGTTGATGCCTGTGCCCGTGGACACGTCAAACCTCTCGCCCGAGGCTATTTCCGCTGCGGCGAGTTGCATCGCGGTTTGATTGTCCTGCAGGTTCATGGCCATGCGCGCGTCCAGCTCGGCCTTCTTGCGCTGGTCCTCGCGGTCCTGCTTCATCTGCTCAAGCTGCATGTCGATCTGCGCCTTGGCGGCCTCAAGCTGCATGCGCTGCTGCTCAAGCTGGCCGTCGGCCTGCATCTTCTGTCCCTCGATCTGGGCGCGCTGCTGGTCGCGCTGCAGGTCGGCCTGCATCTTGGCCTGCTCAAGCTGCATGTTGGCCTGCATCTTGACCTGCTCCATCTGCATGTTGGCCTGCATCTTCTGGCCCTCGATCTGGGCGCGCTGCTGGCTGTCCTGCTGCTGGATTTGCATCTTCTGCTGCTCGATGGCCAGACGCGGGTCCTGCGGCATGCCGGGCTGCTGCAACTGCTGGATGATCTGCTGCACCTGCTGGATGACGGGCGGCAGCGATGCGAAGACGCCGGTCGCCTGCTCGACGACGCTCTGCGACGCCTCGGCCAGCATGCGGTCGAACGCCTGCCGCGCCTCGGGCGTCTTCAGTTCCTTCATCGTCTTGGTGACATCCTCGCCCGCCTCTTCCTCGGCCAGTTCCAACACCGACGAGACGTACCACAGGGCGATGTGCTCCTTCAGGTGGTTCAGCATAATCGGCAGGTAGACCGGCGCGATCAGCGCGTTCTGGCCCAGCGCCGGGTTCATCATGTACGCGAGGTGCGTCTTGAGGTGGGCAATGTGGTCCTGCGCCGGGAAGGCCACGACCGGCCGACCCATCGAGGCCGACAGGTTCTCGTTGACCGCGTTCTGCTCCTTGGGCGTCGTCGGCGGCAGCAGGAGCTTCTCGGCGTTAGGGATTTTCAGCGTGTCGAGGATGCGCTCCTCGACGGCGCGCTGGTCGTAGAGCTGCGGCAGCGCGGCCGCGCGCTGGGCGACCGCCTGCACCTGTGCAAAGCGCTGCGCCTCGCTGAAGATGTTCGGGTCGGACACCGGCACCACGTCGAGCGGACCTTCGAAGTCCTCGCGCGTGGCCAGTTGCTCGCCGATCTCCTCCTTGATGTCCTCGTCCTCAAGGTACATCGCGTTGAGGCGGTGCAGGATGCCGAGCAGCTTTTGCATGCTGTTGTGCATGCGGGCGTGGATGGCGCTGAACACGACCATGCCCTGCTCGATCTTGGCGAGCGTCGTGCCGACGGGTGCGTTGGCGTTGCCGTCCGCGATGTCCTCCATGCTGGTGCGGATGACCGCCTTGCCGGCATCGACGAGGAAGCCGAGCAGCGAGAACAGCACCGGCGACGGCTGGTTGTACGGCAGCGGCATGATCAACTTGCGGATGTCGTCCGCCGCCAGTCCGCCCTCGATCTCCATCACCTGCGTCGGCTGTATCTCAAGCGACTGGCCGCCCTTGCTGCCGCCCTTGAGCTTGAGCATCGTTTGGCTGTTGCTGATGTGCGCGCTGTCGAGGAGGGCGCGCAGTGCGCCCGTCGCGGCGGCCGATATGCCGCCGACCATGTGCGGCAGGCCGATGGGGTACGCGCCGCGCCACGGGATGAACGGGAACTCGACGAACCACTGCAGCTCTTCCTGCGCCTCGTCCAGCTCGTCCCAGTTGCGGTAGATCGAGAGCACCTTGCTGGTGACCTTGTCCACGCTGATGATGTAGGGCAGCGCCTCGCCGTCCTCCTCGATGTCGGCCGTGACATAGATTTCGTAGACGGTCCGCAGTCCGTCCTCGTTGTAGCTGGTCTCGGTGCGGCCCTCGATCTTGTTGTTGGCCTTCTCGGCCAAGCTGAAGTCGGGCTCAAGGGTGACGGGCGTCAGGTCCACGTCGCGGTACATGCCGCGCTTGACGCGCTGGGTGTACTCAAGCTGCGTCAGGTACTGGACGTGCGTCTTGCGCTGGGCGCTGTAGAAGTTCGTCGCCGAGAACGGCAGGTACATGTCGTCGATGGCGACGAACAGGAACTCCGGCCGGTTGCGCGCCTCGTGCCAAGTGGTTTTCATATACTGCGCGCCGCCCAGCGGCACCTGCGTGAGGAGCTGCTCCAGCTCGGCGCGGAACTCAGGGCTCTGCACCGTGAGCTGCCAGTTCATGAAGTCCGTCTTGCGCTTGGCCTTCTTGAGCTTCTCCACGGTCGGCTCGCCGGGGATGAAGTCCTTGACCGGACCCTGCGGCGGGAACAGTTCCTTGATGGCGCGGGCGGCGAAGTCCACGCACGCCTCGGTCAGCATCGGGTGCACGACCTTGGTCGCGCCGTTGAACTGCGCGCCGCCGGGCGCGTCGTCGCCCAGACCGGTGCGGCGCAGGCCCTCCTCGTACTGCTCGTCGCGCTTCTTCCTCGCTTCCTTGTCTTTGCCGATCAGGTCGAGGTAGTCAGCCGC